CTTGCGCGGGTTATTTCTTTTTGCGTTCCCGCGTACTGGTTTCCGACACTAGGTTGCGCTTGCTGTCCCGCTTGAAGGAGCGGTTCTTAGACGCACTCTCGACACGCAGTCCTGACTTATTGGTGCCACCTTTATCGAAGGCTTTTACGTGAGCGACATCCTTGCCGTCTCCCTTGCTAACCTTGCCTTCTTTCATAAGCTTGCGCCGTGCAGCATTACGAGCAACTCGGTTCTTCGTCTGCTCCGGTTGCGCTCCGTATTTAACGGCGTTCTCGTACTTACGATCAGCTTTATTCTTGTACGGCACGGCTATCTCCTAGGGCGGTAATGCTCGCAACTGGTGACGGGACACCAACCACATAATGGGCTGGTCTTGGCATTCCACATACCACTATCCATCGCATCTTCCAACTGTTCTAGTTGGTTATCGAACACGGACAGGTACGTATCCATATGCTCACGGGTGTGCGTCTTCTTAGGAAACTCATTGCTAACCACATAGGCCAACCCCGACTTAACCTTGGTTATCTCTGGGTAGTGCACGAACACCGCACCAGCCATCAGGTCTAACTGCTTCATGTCCGCATACTTGGCATTCTTGCCTGTCTTGTAGTCCACCATGTGGGCAGTCTTGCCGTTCGTTATCAGCAGATCGACGATGCCGCGCCACCACACATCCTTGTCGAAGAAGCCGCATGGTTCGTAGCCAGTATCTGTCTTCCTGACACCAAACTTCAACTCTGTGTGCTTCTCACCTGGAAACTGCGCTAGCGTTTCAACCACGGGACGCATGATCTTGAACTTGCCAGGAATTGGCGTCCCGTGTTTGATATAATGCTCGGCTGCCTCATGTGCTTGAGTGCCGTAGTCAGCCTCTGGTCCTACCGTATCCTTGACGTCTTTCGCTACCTTCAGATGGTAATACTTCTTCGGGCACTGATCGAAGGTCTTGATGCTACTGTAGGACCACGATGTCATGTTATCTGCTAATGCCTCCGAGACGATCAGCCACTAGCTTAGCATAACCTGCGATATCTAGCCAGCTATCTCGATGTGAAGCATTCCCATTTACAATCCGGCTTATTTTAACCGCGATCATATCGAGCGCCAGCAACTGGTCAGGGAACAGGTGCATATCCTTACGGGCGATTGCGTTGTGCATGATGCCCTTAATCCTGACAGCAATATCCGCACCCTGCATGAATGACCCATACTGGTCTGCCCTTGCGTCTAACACCTTATCCACTACGCTGACTTCGGGTTCATGTTTGGGTTCGATTTTCTCTTCCACCGTAGTTTCCACCTCGGCTTCTACCCCCGCCGCCATCTGTTTCTTAACTGCCCAGATATAGCTGTCACTGACCGATATGCGCTCTTTGATCTCCTTGACGCTATAGCCCTTCTTTAGCAGTACCATAACCGCAGATGCTTTAGTTTTCTTCTTCATGTCGTTTGCTCCTTATTTAAGATTGCCACCGCTTTGCAGGATGTCACCACCAAACACATACGTGCCTACATGGTGCAGCTTGATGAACGGGTGGGCGTGTATTTTGCCACCGTGGTTGCGCCACAGTTCACAAAAATGGTAATCTTCGCTCAGCAGCGCGCCGGTATCGTCTATGCTGGTGGCGAAGAACTCATGGGTTAACGGCTTAACATACTCGCCTGTCTCTGGGTCTTTCATCGACGATGTGCGGTATGTTGGCACGTGTGGTATCAACTCCTCGAATACCCCCCGCTTGATGAGCATGAAGCCTGTGCCGCCATGGCGGACTTCGATGCAACCTGTCTCGTCTGACTCTGCATGTTCTCCGCCTATCATATTAAACACAAAGGCTCCGGCATAGTCCGCAAGGTTCGTCTTACCTTCAACGGCAGCGCGGTTGACGCTATCCCAGTTCACTTCCTTCTTGGGGTAGATACCACATGCGATGTCCTTGTCGGCCAGCATGAGGTGCGCGATAGCCTCTTGGTCAAAGCCAATGTCAGCGTCGATGAACATCAAATAGTCATGGTCACTCTCAAGAAACACCCGTGCTAAATCGTTACGTGCACGTGTGATGAGGCTCTCGTTCATAATATGGCACCATGCTACGTTGACGCCTAGGTCTCGCATCTTGTTCATGGTCATAAGTAAGCCTTGCACATAGTGTCCTGTGCACATGCCGCCATACATAGGGGTGGCAATCATCAGGCTTGGGCGTTTTTCTTCAGTCATTTGTTTTCACTTTCTTTTTAAGTTTTCTGTAGCGGCCTTCCACGGAAGCAATCGTAAGCCCCATCTGTTCCGCTATGTATGCTGGTCTCAAGCCATGCTCATAATACTTCAGCAATTCGGCATCCTTCTCAGGCGTCCATACCATCGTAGACCGTCTTACTATTGGCACTACTTACCCCCTGTGAAGCGACCCTTGGAGTCGCGTTCTGTTAATATGCGTAGTTTTTTCTGTGCAGCGTCGAGCAGTGTGTCGCGGATGAAGACGTCAGTTTCAAGCTGGTCAATGCGGACCGACTTTACAACGATAGCGCCAATGGCACCAAGGAACCCACCGCTGAAGATACCAACGGTGAAACTTACTGCATCAAACATAATCACTCTCCCTTCTTGCGTACTACTAGTTGGTATCCAACGTGAACGATCTCTGCCTCCTCTGCGAAGATATTGCAGAAGGCGTCGATGGCGGGTTTGGGACGGTGCAAGATATCACGCGGGTTGCCCCACATGTAATCGTCAAACACCATCATCCCCTTGGGCTTGAGCAACGGCCAAGCCATACAGGCGTCAGTCAGCACATCCTTAGCGATGTGGCTGCCGTCGATGTAGATGAAGTCGTACATCGGTAAATATTCGGGTTTAAAACACTCACTCTGGAATGCCAGCTTGCGGCCCAGAAACTCGACGGATGTGGACTTGTATTTATAGACGCGCTTGTTTTCCTTATCACGGCCAGCGGATGCGTACCGCTCGTGGTGGCTGCGGCGTTTATATTCAGGGCCACCCAAAGCTAAATGGATGTTGTAATCAAATCGCTGCTCGGCTTCCTGCATGGTTTCCTTGTCGTGTTCCTCGCCGCCTTTCCATGTGTCCACGCAGTCGATCCAGTCGCCAGGGTTCATCATGTTCTCGATAATCCAGACGGCACTGCGGCCCTCAAAGGAACCGACCTCAAGAAAACTACGTCCACTCTCTGGTAAAAGCGGAGCAAGCTGCTCCCACACAGGCGGTGCCCAGTTGAACCAGTCCTTGGTAAATTTATATTCGCTCATCGGTTTGCTCCTTATCAATAATTGTTTTGTAATATGTGTGGACTGGGGGAGGTATGGCTGGGCGCGTGTCGTCCAGTCCGTTATGAGAGCGCCACTCAGGGGTTGGCGGGAAATACGTTTGTCCACGCCCGAAGCGGTCTACTTTCTCCCATTTATTTCGCTCATCCCAATCATCAAAAACAAGCTCGTTCTTGAACACGAACTCGACCCCTAACGTACCCTCGCGGTATTCGTCAGGCACGTTGTCCCACATTGTGGCCATACCCCGATTAAGAACCGTGCGTATCCCTCGGTCGATCTTGGCTACTGCTTGGCGTATACGTTCAGGGGTTACACCAAACTCTTCCGCAACTTTTTTCTGGGTCACACCCCCAGCTTTGTAGCGCTTCCAGATTGCCCAGTTGCGACCGTTGGGTACATCCTTAAACTCCTCCCACCGCCGCTGGTTGATCCTATGGCGCTCATTTAGTGCACGAACCTTTTCTTCAGCCCGTTCTACTGCCGCTGCCATGCGCGCATCCAGTTCTTTTTGAGAAACCTGGGCCTGCCACCAAAGCGGACATTCATATTCTTCGTCATCCACCGTAGCTTGCTCCTATCTTGCTCTCACAGTTCAACGGTAGTCCTTGTGCCCACTTGGGCCTGATCCGCATGCATTGCTCGACGAATGTACGCCCTGCGTCAGCGTCATCGATCTTAACCAGTGCACCGACAGCGTCATGCACGGTCATCACAACGGGTAGCTTCCGTGCGACCATCAGCATCTGCTCACCGATCACAATCCTGGCCAGCGCCTGACACACGTTCTCGACGGCCTTCCCGCCATAGATGCGGGTAGGGATAGTGGCTCGGCCCTTCTTGGTATCATAGACCATCTCGTTGTGCTGGCTCCCCAGCATCGACTGCTCGCGTAGTCTGGGATACTTGATGTACAGGCCGTTGGGTAACTTGATGCCGTCTGCATCCACCAGCAGCACACCATCACGCCCGAAGGGTGCAGTCTGCCCAGCTATCAACGCATTGAGTGCGCGTCCTGCTTGCTTCCACA